CGACGCACCTGGTAGACTTCGGCGATGCGATAGAAGTCTCCGGCGCCGCTAAGGACGTCTTTTGTGGCATTGCGGCAGCATTGGATGACAAAGACATTAAGACCGTAGTGTTCGACATACCGAGGCGAAGTGTCGACTACGTCCAGTACCAGGCCATTGAGAAGCTCAAGGACGGTAAGTTTTTCAGTCCGAAGTATGAGAGCGGAATGAAGAGATTCAACAAACCTCACATAGTGTGCTTTGCAAATCAACCACCAGATGTGACGGGTATGTCACTGGATCGGTGGATCATAGAACGTTTAGATTCAACAGAAGAAATAGAAACTTAGTGATAGAAGAGGGTCTAGACGCTATCCTCGATAGATTAGGGTCCAGAGAGGGGATGAAATAATAAAGCATAGTAATTTATTCAAGAGCATAGCCTGTAGTAAGACAGGACATAGCACATTCTGGCATTTTGCCATCAAGAAGGGAGTTAGTAGAGAAGATAACGATGAATCGCTTGTGTTCAGGTGCGATCTGATCGTATTTCAGGGTAAGTCCGGATGTCTGTTGGCCAGACGACTTCAGGACAGTATTGCCATAGGGTACTTTAAACTGACACCGTTTCACGTACCAAGAGTTAGTCCCGGACCCGATATTGCCGGTCGCGGTACCAGGATTGCCGACGTAGCCGATGGGCGGGCTGCCGGCGGATTCGAACTCGAGACGTTTAATGATCTTAAACTGGGAGGTGTTCATGTATGCACCGTAACCAGAATCAGTACCCAGTGGCCCAGGAGCTGTGGCATAGTGGGAATTATGGGTCAATACGGACATACCTGCAGTCTCCGCGTAAGTCTGTGTGGCCGTCTTAGGCTGGAGTTGGACAAGGAAAGCCGTGTAATGAATCATATCGATTTCAGTTCCGGCAGATATGCTCAAGTCTACGTACTGGTTGTTCACGACGTACTTTGAGCGCAGGGCAGTGGAGTTTTGAGGAACGGGGGTCATAGTGACTCCCCAAGCAACCGGCTGACCTAGCACTGTATTGCAAGTCGCAGGGTTAGTTGTAGAGGGACCGGAGGTAAGAGGAATGATATTCACTCCGGAGGTGGCGGTTAGGGCGATAGGCGTGAAGCCTGACACCCACCTGATTCGTTCCTTTCCGAGGTTAACATGTTGGCGGAGCGACATGAGTTGCCGTTGGTTGGATTTAATCTGACGTCTCTGATTCCGAGCAGACGGGCGACGATGCTTAATACGACGCAAATTGCTACGAGCACTAGATCTACGTTTTGGAGCGTAGCGTCGTTTCCCATACGGCATTTTCATTAGGTTGCGCTTGTACTTATATAGTCATTTTTTTTTGTTAAACAGAAAATGAGCAGTACTTATACTCGGTAGGTACACCTCGATATGAAGCGACAATTGGAAACATTGGAAATGGAGGGGGGTAATACTAAACCCCCTCCATTAAGAACAGTTCCTAGTAAAAGATGGACATTTACCTATAACAATCCTCCGGAGGATGCAGTGGAAACAGTGGAAACCGTTTTGTCAGCATGTGATATTGAGTACATTTTCGGCGAAGAAGTTGGCGAAGAAGGTACACCACATCTTCAAGGGTACCTGGAGGCCCCCGTGAAGATCAGACCAATTGAGAAGCTGGGGCTTGACAAGAAGATTCATTGGGAGAAGGCGAAGGGGAACAAGGCACAGAACCTGGTTTATTGCGCTAAAGACGGCAAATATCACCATAGTGCGAAGATGCGCCCGATCAGACCTGTACAGCTGATGAAGCGCGAGTTCCTTAGAGATGACCAGAAGGAGATTGTAGACCTGTTCAAGGACTACGAAGACCCTTTATGGGGTCGCAATATCTACTGGTTTTGGGAGCCCACTGGTAATTGGGGCAAGAGTGTTGTGGCGACGCACCTGGTAGACTTCGGCGATGCGATAGAAGTCTCCGGCGCCGCTAAGGACGTCTTTTGTGGCATTGCGGCAGCATTGGATGACAAAGACATTAAGACCGTAGTGTTCGACATACC